ATCAATTCCCCTCTTCCTGCGTATAAAAGTGGTAAAAATTGCAATAATAACAGTATGAAAATATTATTAGCAGATATTATGTACAATAAGAATGTATCAGCACGGCAGTTGGCAACCTTGACCGGGGTCTCAAAGTCCACGATCAATAACATTGCCAATGAAACATATTCACCCACAATGGATAATATGGAACGTCTGGCAGCAGTGCTGAGAGTACGGATCTCTGATTTATATGATTCTCCGTACAAGTAGTAAAAAGTGTCCAGAATTCTGGACACTTCCCTCCAAAACAACGAAAAGTGTCGAAAAAGTGCGTATTATAGTTACAAAGAGGAGATGAGCACAATAACGTACTCAATTTCCTTGCAAAGAATGTAAGTTTGATGTATATTAAAAACAAACAAACGTTCGAAAAAGGCGCAGAACGGAGGGATACATATGAAAAAGCAGGATGAATACAAAAGCTACATTATGGAGATGCTTGAAAAAATGGATTCTGCAGATGAAACTTTTTTAAAACAGATTATCATTCTTATAAAGAAACATCTCGAAAGGAAGAGGGGGCATTAGCCCTCTTTCTTTTTGCTTAAATTTTCACCGAGCTTTTTGCTAAAATTCTTGATAACTTCCTGAGATCCAGGAGATAACTCGTTGTATGTCCGGATAATTTCTAGGATAATTCCATAAAATTCATTATTCTTTCCATTTTCTAAAACATCTGATACCAGATCAGCAATCTCTTCTTCCTCAGAAAGTTTCTGGGGCATATCACCGTCGCCAGTCCGCAACCATGTCTCGTTAACATTAAATTCGCGACATATTGCTTTGAGCATTTGTTCTGTAAGACCACGATCACCTTTTTCAATCTTAGATATTGCAGACTTTTGCACACCTAATCGTTCCCCAAATTGCTCCATACTCATTTTACGAAATTTGCGGACTTCTCTGACTCTTTCGCCCTGTGTCATTTACTCACCTCCTTAATTTTATAAGTCAAGAATACCACTCTATAAAAGCAAAGTCAATACAAAAAGTTGGCAAAGGATACAAAAAAGAATTGACAAAGCAGACATAGGATACTATAATGTAGACAAAGGAAACGAAGAAAGTGAGGTGAAACACAATGACAGAAGATAGAAAAACATTGCTTACTGAAACTACAGAGCTTCTCAAAGATCTGGACAGGAAGAGCCTGGAACTGATCCGAACCGGCGCAGAGCTTCTGAGAGCTAGAGATGCACTGGAACAGGAAAAGAGACTTGCAGGATAACCATTGAGGCCTGCAAGGCCGGATAGGGGGTGAACTGAGATGATAATAGAAAGTATTGATAAAACTATAGAAGTTTTGTGCGAGAGGATTCAGAAAGAAGCTGAAACTTCAATATGTATTGAAACTGTACCGGACATAGTAAAAGCCCTGGCAGAGCTGGTGTCTGCCAGGGAAAAACTCAAGAAAGAGTTTTAGACTGATTATTCTTTGCTGCTTGACTTACCGAGATGTTCAACGATCGTGTTGTAAAAAGCGGCTATTTCTTTAGCATTACCGGTTGAAGTTGTAGTTTTTCTGATCAGACCATTTTGGATAGCCAATTCAGTAAATGTTGCAGCAAGCTGATTTTTATTGGAGTCATTAAGAGCCATAATTGCAATCCTCCTTTCATATGTACTCGGGTGTGCCAGCACCCTGTATATACAGAATAGGAGCGTACTGTTGAAAACACAAGAAAAAGCGTTCGACAAAGTAGTAAAAATTCTATAAACACAACAAATACAATCTTCATACGATAAAACAGGAGGTGAACCAGATGGCAGTTATCAAAGAAATCAAAAACGGATCCGGAGGAGTAATCCGGATCCATGACGACTACTGCAAGAACAATACTCCGGAAGACAACCAGAAGATCATAGATAACGTATCTCGGATAGTCAATGATTATTACATAAGAAAATCAGTGGGGTAGAGGAGACGAATAAAGATGCAGAAGAACTTAATCATCAGCCTGATTACAGGCCAGCTCGTAGCATTACTTCCACTCTGGGACTGGGGCGATAAGCTCACATTCCTGACAGGAAGCATTTGTATAACGATCGTGGCCATGATAGTGATCACATGGCTGGAAGATAGAACCAGAGCAATGAAAAGAGCCCTCACATCGGCAAATGTAAAGGACTCACGTAATTAAAGACAACTTCAGTATATCAAATTTGGAGAAGAAATCAAGAGGTAAAAGAAAAAAGGCTCAGGTGTTGCACCACCTGAGCCAGGACCATCCGGCCCCTAGAGTAAATTAATTTACATAAATATAACACCAGGGAGCCGGAAAGTCAATCTTTCAGCGGTCATGTACCGCTATATTTTTAACTTTTTTTGAAGGACCGAAAGATCCTTTTGGACCTTGATTAAGACATTAAAGTTAGGACAAGAGTATGGCGACAAAGAGGAAAGAATACCGGCTACGGGGTGGAGATATCATTGATCGTGAAGAGTTTCCGGATATAAGGCACGGTTCCCCTGGAGGAAAGCGGTTGGAAAAGAAAAAACCAACGAAAGAGGATATGCAGAAAGTCAATGCAGCCAATAAAGAACGAAAAGCCAGACAACGCCTTCTGGAATATTTTAATCCGGGGGATGTATGGGCAACATGGACATATCCGGTGGAAGAAAGACCGGCAAGCATGGCGGCAGCTGTAGATGACTTTGGAAGAGCAATGCGCATAGTCAGAAGAGAATATAAGAAGAGAAATCGGGAACTGTTCTGGATCAGGAATATAGAGAAAGGGACAAAGGGAGCCTGGCACATACACATCATAATCAATGAGATCGGAGACACTGCAAGCATCATACAGAAAGCCTGGAAAAAGGGCGGAACGTGGTTCACTGAGATCAGAAAAAGCAAATTCTATGATGAGGATTTTTCAGACCTGAGTAACTATATCACGAAAGATGAAAACACACGGGAAAAGAAAAAAGACGGAAGCCTGGCGAAACCCAGGATTGCAGAATCAAGTTATAACACATCAAGGAACATGCCGCTTCCAGAACCACGAGTACAGAAACTTGTACGGTGGCAAAAAGAGCCGAAACCGATAAAAGGCTATTATATTGCCCGGATCCACGAAGGGATCAATCCAAAAACAGGATTTAAATACAGACATTACACCATGATCCGCCTGAAACCACGAAAAGATACCGGGTGGAGCGGGGCAAATATTGAACGGATGCAGATTTGAGAGGAGAAAAGATTTTGAAAGTAGACATATACATTGAAACCAGCAGCCAGTTCCAGGGAAAAGTGGAAAGAAAATGCGGATATGTGCTCTCAACTCTGCTCAGAGGCGGGGAAGAAACAAGAAAACATTTTGGAACGGTATCCGGTACATATCACCAGGCAGTACTGCTTACAATTGCGGATGCTCTGGAACACATGACAAGATCCTGTAAGATCTGTATCCACACAAGAGATCTGTATGTAGGCAGCAGACTGGAAAAGATCACAGAAATGGCCGGAGCCGGATGGATGGATTCAAAAGGGCAGCCGATCAAAAACAAGGAAGAATATGGTTTGATGATGAACCGATCGGAGGAAAACCAGAATGGATGCAGAGAGCAGATAAGGAACGAAGACGAAGGCATAGACGGCATTCTTGAAGCCTTAGGAGCCTATGTGTGCGACGAGCTGTGCTGCCATCGCGGGGAGAATCTGACACAGGAGGAAATGGAATGTTTTTGCTGTCATTGCGAGATGCAGCAGTACACAGATAAGATCAGAGAAATGCTGTAAAAGATCAAGGAGGATATCATGAGAACAATAGCAATCATCAATTTAAAGGGCGGTGTGGCCAAGACCACATCAAGCATTAACATCGCATACATACTGATGCGGAAAGGATACAAGGTGCTTCTGGTTGATAATGACAAGCAGGGGGACTGTTCACGTGGAATGAACCGCCGTACCCAGGATGGGGAAGGGATTGACCGGATCATGGTAGACCGGCATCCGGATATGGAAAAGCTGATCAACAAGACTGACTATCTGCACCTGGATATCATCACAGCAAACCTCGGTCTCCTGACTGCAAACATGGAAGTAACCATGGACCGTGTACGCCCACAGCAGAACCGGTTGAGAAAGGCACTGCAGCAGGTAGCCGATAATTACGATTTCTGCGTGATCGATAATGCTCCGGATATCAATGTGTCGGTGATAAACGCCCTGACTGCCGCAGACGATGTCCTGATCCCGGTGGAAGTAGATGATAACACGCTGGAAGGAATGAACGAGCTTCTGGATCAGATCGATGATGTAAAAGAAGAATTGAATCCGGATCTGAAGAACGTGCGCTGCTTTATAACAAAATATCAGAAATTCAACCAGGCGCACCTGCAGGGAGCGGAGATCATCGAAGAACAGTACCCGATCATGAGAACGAAGATACGCTTTTCTGGTGTAGTAGCAAGGAGCACATTCGTGCGCATGCCTGTAGCATTGCACAGTCCCAGATCAGCGGCAGCAGAAGACTATGAAACCCTCGTAAATGAGTACCTGGATATGATTGGAGATGAAGACGATGGCGAAATTTGACTTGAAAGGCCTTCTCAATGACAGATCAGTCCCGGACCGGCAGCAGGACCAGAAGATTGTATACCGGAATCCAAAAGATCTGATCCCGTCAGAAGAAAACTTCTACAACACAGAGAAGCTTGAAAGACTGAAACAGTCGATCAAGCTTCTGGGGATCCTTCAACCGCTCCTGATTGAGAACAGGGATGGGAAGGATTACGTTATAGCCGGCCATTGCCGCCGGAAGTGTTGCATTGACCTGATCAACGAAGGAAAAGAGAAATTCAGCCGGATTCCTTGTATATACAAGACCTCATCTGAACTGGAACAGGATGCAGGCCAGGAAGACGACATCGTACGCCAGATCATGATCATCCAAGCCAACTGTTACCGTGATAAGTCCGACTGGGAAAAAATGACAGAAACGCTCAAAATGGAAGAACTCGTGAAGGAACTCCGTGAGAAGACGCCGATGGAAGGAAAGACCAGGGATATATTAAAAGACCTGATTGGAACGTCAAACGGTCAGCTGGGAAGATATCATGCAATCAGCACAAACCTCTGCGGACAGCTCATGTCAGAATTTGCAGAAGACAAAATCAAGATATCCGTAGCCTATGAAGTATCAAAGCTAAATAAGGAATACCAGAAACAGGCCTGCGAATTGTATTCAGAAACAGGAATCCTGACACTGGACGATATCAAAGCCCTGTACCGGCAGCAGGAAGCCGAGAAAGGTATTCCTGGCCAGATGACCATCGAAACAGCAACCGGCCAGAACAGACCTCCGGAAGATGATACGGAGATTCCGGCAGAGACACAGATTGAGCGTTTCTATGAGAGCACAAACAAGAACATGAAGAACTACATCATCCAGGAAGACAAGAACATGGCCATCTTCATGCTTTCGAACTTGTACGGATCAGCACGTGTCCGAAACGGACACCTCAATTACCAAGGATCAACCGCCGGGATCACCTTTAATCCAGGAGGGGTATTTGAACATGAGCTGTCCTGGCAGTCCTTGGCCAAGATCCTGATCGAGAAATATGGGCATAAGAAACCAGTCAAGATGGTACCTGTAGATACACCGGACGAAAAGCAGCAGGAATATTTTGCTGAGGGCAACAAAATGTCAGACCATTCAGGCAAAGCCGCCACATTGCCAATCATGAAAAATAATGATCAGAGAAAAGAATGGCTGAGAAACTATAAAGCCTGGGGAGTGTGGTACGAAGATAAAAACATCGGTGTCAAGTACTACAAGTACGATTTCGAAAACGGTGCCCGTCTGATTGCTGAAGAATATGAACCGGATCCACGCAATCAGAACAGTTGGTGGGGATCAAATTTGACGGAATCGCACTATATGCACCTTGTTGGAGGCCCGGAGCCAGAGCATAAGAACAACATACCGAAATGGACATATCATACACGATACAACAAATTTCCAAATTCAGAATCAGAGTTAGTTGAATTCTTGAAGGAATTACAGAAATAAGGGTGTTTTCGAAAATTCGATTAACATATATAACCTGCCGCACGAGCCTGTCAGACTGCGGCAGGGGAAAGGAGGGTGTCCGATGCGGACACACGGAAAATGAATTACGATAACTTGAAATTCCCAAAACAGGGAAAGAAAAAAGAAAGAGGTCAAAAACTTGGAAATATCCATGCAAAAGACAGAGGGAAAGTATTATTCCTGGAGATAGAAAAGATAGATGTTACATATGCGGAAGTCATATAAACATAGAAAATCATCATATTTTCTTCGGAAGTAGAAACAGAGATAATTCAGACTGGTGTGGCCTTACGGTTCATCTGTGTCTAGAACATCATAAAGAAGGCAGGATATCTGCTCATAAGTACCGGGAAGTTAACGATGCACTAAAGCGGATTGCACAGAAAGCGTTTGAAGAGAAAATCGGCAGTAGAGAAGATTTTATGCGAATATTCGGAGAAAACTGCCTGGAGGAAGAAAATGAGAAAGAGGATGAACCTGTATAAGGTAGTAGACCAGAACGGGAAGCAAGTGTTTGAGAATCTTCTGACGGCTAAACAGGTCACAGAAAAGACTGGCTGCACAAGGAACAACGTAGCCCAGGCAGCAGCAAATTTTGCTCTTGTGAACAAGAAATACCGGATCATTCCGGAGGATATCAAATTGAGCAAGGTTTTAGATGTTGAACTCCTGGCAGAATGGGACAGGTACCGGAAGTGGATGCTGAGGGCAGCAGGGAGGGGAGAATGAATAGGAGGCAGAAAAAGAAACTGTTCAACCGGATCATGGCAGAAAGGAGAAAATGATGGAGAACACATGTAAAACCTGCATCAACAACGATGATGGTCTTTGTGACCGCAAAGGAATACTTGTAGAAGACGAAGATTCCTGCGAGCATCACTGGGCAGCAGGAAAGAAGGTCAGAATGAAACGACATGAGAAGAAGATGGACATCACACCAGAGCTGATGCTGTCAGCATATAACACACTGATTCAGGGATGTAAAAGCCAGCCGGCCAGTGAAGACGGAACCTGCAGCAGCTGCATCCTGTATCAGAACTGCCCAGGTACATCAAACCTTCTTCCGGAAGACTGGAAGGAGATACATTATCCATATTTGACAGGAAACACGATTCACTACATAAAGGCTGGTAAAGTCAAGCAGATTATATTTTCTAGCCGGGAAGATGCAGAGGAAAGGCTTGCGGAAATGAAAGAAGGTGTGAAATGAGTTATAAGAACAACGAAGGCTATCCAGATCCGACAGCTGGCAAGGCAGTCCGGTCAGCTGGTAGGATGCCGACACATATCTACAATGCCTTTTGTGTCCTGAATAATACGGCAGGTCTGCTGGGGTTGGAGATTACAGGGCTGAGGGATAAAAAAACGAGTCGTGAATGGCCACAGAGGAGGTGAGAACGATGTGGGTAATATTTCTTGGTTCCGGCATGGTGTTCGGAGCCGCAGCCCTGGCACTGATCTGGATAGGAAGCAGAGTGATCCTGTCAATCAGGCGGCAGCAGAAGAAGTTTGAGATTGAAGATGCAACATACAACAAAGTAAAAGAAGTTATCAAAGAAAAGGAGAACAAAAATGAAAAGTAAGATTATTATCGGAATCGTGGCAGCAGTAGCAGTTCTTGGCGGAGGATACACAGTATCAAGAATGGATCTTATCGGCACAGGCAAAGTCGGCATTGTTTATAACTATAAAGACGGAGTACAGGATAAAGTGCTGATTCCGGGAATGCACTTTATTGCACCAATGAACAAAGTAAAGGAATTTAGCACCAGCAATGAGATCCTTGTTCTTACAAAGGACAAAAGGGACGGCAGTAAAGAGGATGATTCTTTTAAAGTAGCCACATCAGACGATGCCAGCATTGCAGTATCTTTCCAGATGAGCTACCGATATGATCCGGACACGGTGATTGATACATACAAACGTTTCAAAGGAATGGATGGAGAAGATATCATTGAAAATCGTGTAAAAACTGTTCTGAAATCAAAAATCTCGGAGATTACAACGAATTATTCCATGATGGATATCTATTCCGGAAACAGATCCGAACTGAACAATGCCATCACGGAATATCTTAACAAGGATTTTCACAAAAAGTATGGCATTGAAGTTCTGGATGCTTCCATCGTGGACGTGCATCCGGATAAAAAGCTGAAACAGGCCATTGATAATCGTGTTACTGCCCTGCAGGAAAAACAGCAGGCGCAGGCAGAGCAGGAAAAAGTAAAAGTCCAGAAGGAAACAGAGAAGCTCCAGGCAGAAGCGGACGCTCAGATCGAACTGACCAAGGCAGAGGCAGATGCAAAGAAAGCTAAGGTCAAGGCAGCAGTTGAAGCTGAGAACACAAAGATTAAGGCAAAAGCACAGGCAGAGGCTAATAACGAACTCAGTGCATCCATCACAGACGAGCTGATCAAGATGAAGGAGGCAGAAGCTCACTACAAAAATGGCTGGGTTACAGTCCAGGGAGCCGATGCCGTGATCGCGGATAAATAAAAGAAATGCAGAGAAAGCCGGGAACGTGTATGCTCCCGGCTAAAAGCATCAAAAGGGGAGGATACCAGTGGAAACAGAAATCCAGAAAGAAAACGAAGAGAAAAAAGAATATCTGAAATCCTATCGAAGAGCAGTGAAGAGAGAAAAAGATATCCTTGACGAGATCCAGAGACTGAGGGCAGACAAGATGTTCCCTTCCGTGGCCAATGACGGGATGCCAAAAGGCAGCAACCAGTCCGATCTGTCAGACTACATAGCTATTCTGGATGAGCAGATCGAGCTCCTGAAGGTAGAACGCCTGGAAAAAGCCAGATGTTATCAGAAAATCGAGAAACAGATCAGGCAGATGGAAAATGAGGATGAACAGGAAGTACTGAGACTACGGTATATAACGGGCCTGAAATGGGAGGAAGTAGCTGCACGAATGAGCTATAGCTGGAAACATATACACAGAATTCATTCATCAGCTCTTTGCAATTTCAAGATGACATAGAATGACACACTTTATATGTGATATCATTACAATGGATTTCAGAAAAAGCAGATGGAATCCTCCTTTCAAGAATTTAGCTGCCAACCCACGGGCAGCAGTTTTGGAACGTAGCTCAGTGGGAGGTAGAGCAGCTGGTTTATATTCAGTATGTCGATGGTTCGAACCCATCCGCTCCAATTTCTCTGTTATAAAGAAGTTCCTAACATCATACATTTTTTACGAAACGTTTTGTAGAAATACAGAACGTTTTTTTAGTAAAAATATAGACTTTTTGATAAGACAAACATATAATATATATATCATAAAAGCGAAATGGGTGAAAGTATGAAAAGTGCGTTGGAGTTATCACGGTATATAATTGGATTATGCACCTCAGAAGGTGAACCTATTAGTAATTTACAATTGCAAAAAATTTTATATTATATTCAAAAAGAATTTTTAACAAGAGGAACGGAAGCATTTTCGGACGAATTTCAAGCATGGCAGTTCGGACCGGTTATTCCATGCGTGTATCGGCAATACTGTGCATTTGGAAGCAGGTATATAAGTATGCTTTATTCAAACAAATTGGAAACTTATACAGATGCTGAAAAAAGCTTAATAGATAGGATAGTTCATTTAAAACGCAAAAAATATCCGTGGGAGTTGGTAAGAGAAACACATCAGAGTGGAAAAGCTTGGAGTATTATTTATAATAAATATGGAAATTCTAATGCAATTATACCAAAAGATCTAATTAAGAAGGTTGGATAAAAAATGGAAAAAACTGCTGAGGATAAAACATTAAAATTACAAAAAATAATATTTGAACTTTCAAAAGATCAAAAAAGTCTAGAAAATCCGGTTCAATTAGAAAAATATTTTGAAATTTTGGAAGATATTTATTTTACAGAAAACTCAAGAGACGGGTTTAGACATTATTATTCTGATATATTTGGATGGATAACGCAAATTGACAAGGATCCATTTGGAGAACTAGGAAACTTGGATGTGTTATCTCAAAATATCGATGAAATAAAAAATGCTTACATAAAATGCGCATATAATAGAAAAAGAAATGTTTGTAAATCAATAGAAAAATTGTATGATCATATTAATCTTGACATTGCTCGTATTAATTATTTAAAAACAATACAGTCTACTAGTGAGGATAAAATGCAGATGATTGATCAGCAGGTTTTGTTATTGAAACAAACAATGGATCAAGAATTAAGTAATGCTGAAGATGTTAGCAAAAAAGTTAATAATGCGTATTCAGAGTTTGTTTCAATTCTTGGAATTTTTTCAGCAATAGTGTTGGTTTTCTTTGGCGGAACATCTATATTTGCGAATGTCATTGCTGCAATGTATAAAACATCTATTTACAAAAGCGTAATTATCTGTACAATTACGGGGGAAATGCTGGCCAATGTTATTTTTATATTTCTTTGTTTATTGGCAAAACTTCTAGATAGAAGTATTGCAGCAAAAGTTGAGGAATGGGAAATATATGGAAATTCAATAAAGAGGTTTAGGATACGGTATCCTGTTGTGTTTTATTTTAATGTTTTGTGTCTTGGAATTTTGGGAATAACATGTTGCGCATGGAAAATAAATAAATCAAACATTTTTGAAATGTTTGTTGCTTTATGGCGTTCTATACTTTTGGGTTCAACGATTGTTTATGATAAAAGAAGACTATTAATATATATATGTGTAATTTGGTGTATTATAAATATAATATTTGTTTTAGCCTATCTATTTGCAAAAATAACAGATATTAACATAGGATGGTGTATTAATATTTCCTACCCTAGGTGGATAAGCATTCAAGAAACTTCCAATGACGAATTTGAAATTTACAAAGAAAATTGGCCCGAAACAGATATTTTGTTGAAGAAATATAGAAATTACAGACGGGCTAAACGATATATGAATTTAAAAATAAAAGTTGAAAAAATAAAAGTTGCTATAAAAAATTTGCCTAAACGAATATTCCTGAGATACAGAGTTATTTCGACAATAAATATTATTTTCAGCATATTAGTTATAGCGATTTTTTCGACAAAATAAACAGAAGTTATATATTCCAAGGCACCCTTCGGGGTGCTTTTCTAATGCAATTTTTCCTACAGCGTGCACGGCACCAGCACATACATACTTTACGCATGGATTCACTGTATGTAAGTGTTAGCGCACCTCCTTTCGGCGTGGCGGCAATCGGCTGTCACTATGGTGCCGGCAGGACTGTAATTTACAAATATCAAAAACGAAACGAATGAGGGGTGGTGAGGCTTGCCAAGAGCACCAGATCAGAGAGTTGAAGATGCCAGAAAGCTATATGCTTCTGGAGCGAAATTAATTGAAGTTTCTCAGAAGCTCGGAATCCCGGTAGGGACAATTCGAAGCTGGAAAAATAGATATAAATGGGATAATGCAACGTTGCAAAAGAATAAACGCAACGTTACGAAAAAGAAGGGCGGACAGCCCGGAAATAAAAATGCGGAGGGACATGGAGGAACCGGCCCGCCGGGAAATAAGAATGCAGTTAGGACAGGAGAGTTTGAAACTCTCTTTTTTGATACCCTGGAACCGGAAGAAAGAACGTTGGCAGAGATGATCAGGCCGGACAAAGAACAGCTGCTTCTCAGAGAAATCCAGCTTCTTGCAGTCAGGGAACGCCGGATGCTGAAAAGAATCCAGTCTCTCCGTGAACTGGAAGCTCAGACAGGATCTGAAGAAGATCCGGTACCATCCGGAATGTCTGTAACAGAATATACTTCCGGTATCGAAAAAGGAAAACTAACAGAACTTCGAAAGTATGAAGGCATCCTTGGCCAGATCCAGGCCATAGAGGATGCTCTGACCAGAGTGCAGGCCCGGCAGCAGAAAGCAATCGAGATGCTGCATAAGTTTGGTTATGACGATGCAAAACTGGAACTTGCAACCATGCAGCTTGAATTTGAGATGTTGAAGCAGGATAACCAGGCAGAAGAGACTACCGATGATGGTTTCCTGGAGGCAATGAATGCAACAGCGCAGGATGTCTGGGGTGATGAGAATGTATGAAAAACTCAAAACTCTGAAAGATAAGCTGCAGAAGATGAAAACCAACAGAGCCAACAGGCAGATAGGCCAGACGTTTCATTTTTCTCCGTTCTCAAGAAAACAGAAACAGGTCCTGACCTGGTGGTGCAAAGAATCCCCGGTTCACGATATGGATGGAGTTATTGCCGATGGAGCAATCCGATCAGGAAAGACAATCAGCATGTCCTTATCCTTCGTTATGTGGGCCATGAGTACCTTCACTGGCCAGAACTTTGCCATGTGCGGAAAGACCATAGGATCCTTCCGGAGAAATGTTCTGTTCTGGTTGAAACTGATGCTCCGGTCAAGAGGATATTCCATCACGGATCACAGGGCAGACAACCTTCTGACCATCCGAAAAGACGGAAAAGAAAATTACTTCTACATATTCGGCGGCAAGGATGAAAGATCTCAGGATCTTATCCAGGGAATCACTTTAGCCGGCGTGTTCTTTGATGAAGTTGCCCTGATGCCGGAATCTTTTGTGAACCAGGCAACAGGCCGATGCTCTGTAAAAGGTTCAAAGTTCTGGTTTAACTGCAACCCGGATGGCCCGTATCACTGGTTTAAACAGAACTGGATAGATAAATCTACCGGATATCTGGGAAAAGAAGAAACTGCCCGGAGGATGCAGCAGGCGGCCGCGGAGGGGAAAGATCCCGGTCTGAAAGATATTCTGTATCTCCACTTCACTATGGACGATAACCTGTCCCTGGATGAAGAGATCAAAGCCAGATACAGGAGCATGTACGTTGGAGTATTCTTTAAACGTTATATCATGGGGCTTTGGGCGGCTGCAGAGGGAATCATCTACGACATGTTCGACGAGAACAAACATGTCCAGGATATCAGAGATTTCTATCAGCTGCTGATCAACGGGAACAGGTATGTTTCCTGCGATTATGGTACACAGAACGCAACGGTATTCCTGCTGTGGAATAAAGGAACCAACGGGAAATGGTACTGCATCCGGGAGTATTACTATTCTGGAAGAGACAAAGGTAAACAGAAAACAGATTCAGAATATGCAGACGACCTGAAAGAGTGGCTGGATGGAACCAAGATCAAAGCAATCATCGTGGATCCATCGGCCGCTTCTTTTATTGCAGAACTCCGGAAACGAGGATATAAGGTCCTGAAAGCCAACAATGACGTTCTGGATGGAATCCGGCTGGTTGGAATGCTTCTGAACCTGGAGAAGATCGTCTTTGCTTCTTCCTGTAAAGAAACCATAAAAGAATTTGCTTCTTACATCTGGGATGAGAAAGCCCTGGAGAGAGGAGAAGACAAACCGGTGAAACAATTCGATCATTGTTGTGACGCTGTGAGGTACCTATGCAGCACCATAATCGGCAGAAAAGCAGCACGTTTCCGAGAGATAAGGAGGTGAGAAAAATATACACATTTACAATACCGAGAGAAAATTTCGATGAGTTAAATCCGGATAAGCAGGTGATCCGCCAGCTGATCAGCAAACACATCAGCATGGTTGGACGACTGCAAAAGAATATGCGTTATTACGGTGGAGATCATGAGATCCTAAAAGAAAAAAGGAAAAACAAGCTGGTGTGCAATCATGCAAAAGATATCTCAGATACAGCCAGTAGTTACTTCATTGGTAACCCTGTAACTTATAAATCTGAAGCAGTTATCACACCACTTACAGATGCTCTGCAGACTGCAGAAGCTGATGAGACGGACGGAGACAATGGCCTGGAGCTGTCTATTTATGGCATAGCCTACGAATATATCTATGTAAAAGAAAATGAAAATTATTTAGTAACTAAGAATATATCTGCCGAAAATACTTTTGTGGTAAAGGACGACAGCATAGAGGAAAATGAACTCTTTGCTGTTTATTATTACATCCGAAAAGATGATTCTGGAATGCGACCGGATCATTACAGAGCTACGGTAGTAACCCCAAATTATAAATATGAGTTGGATATTGAAAATAGCAACACATACCAGCCGACCACAGAACAGGCAGTGCCCCATTATCTTAGCGAAATTCCGATCATTGAGTATTTAAACAATAAACTGGCAATCGGAGATTTTGAACTACAGATACCTCTGATTGATGCGTACAACGCGCTGATGAGTGATCGTATAACCGATAAAGAGCAGTTCGTTGATGCAATTTTGGCTATTTACGGAACATTGCTGACGGATGAGGACGAATCAGATACTGAGGGTGAAGACGAAAGTATTCGAAAAGCAAAAGCACGTTTAAAAGAATATAAAATTCTAGAGATGCCCGATACGGCGAAGGCAGAGTATCTAACAAGGACATTTGATGAGAATGGAGTGGAGATCCTCAAGAAAGCCATTGAGCAGGATATCCATAAATTTTCGCACATTCCTTGCATGACAGACGAAAATTTTAGTGGAAATGTCAGCGGCGTGGCTATGGAATTCAAGCTTCTGGGTATGGAGAATATTACCAAAATTAAGACCAGATATTATCGTAAGGGCCTGAGAAAAAGAATGAGGATTTTCTGTAAATTCCTTGCAATGAAAGGCGTCAATATTGACATGATGGGAATTACAATGATATTCACCAGAGCTCTTCCTAAAAATCTTCTTGAGATCTCACAGATGGTATCCAATCTGAAAGGCGTTGTAAGCAGAAGAACACTTCTGGCACAGATTCCGTTCGTGGAAAATGTAGATGAAGAGCTTGCGGCTGTGAAAGAAGAAGCAGAAGAAGAATTAAAGCGGCAGCAGGAAGTATTTGGCCTACAGGACAATACCCCACCAGAACAGGATCTGGATGATAAGGAAAAGGTGGATGAGTAGGAAATACTGGGAGCAGAGATCTGCCTGGGATATGTATCAGTTTATGGAGGATGCAGAAGAGACAGCAGATCTCATTGCCAGAGTATACCGGAAAGCCTCTCTCCAGCTGGAATATGCTGCAAGAGATATCTTTGAGAAGTTTATGACAAAGTATGGTCTGTCAGAAACAGAAGCCTGGCAGATCATAAACTCTATCCAGGATAAAAACTCCATTGATCAGCTGAAAAAGGAGCTCCAGAACCGGAAGAACGACAGCGAGATTTTGAAAAAACTGGAATCTCCTGCGTATCGGGCGAGGTTGGAACGCCTGCAGAATCTTATGGCACAGGTAGATGCGGTGATGCAGCAGGTATACCGGCAGGAGAAACAGTTTGACACCAAACTCTTGGAACAGCTGGGAGAAAAAGCCTATTATCATTCCATTTACAACATGCAGAAAGAAACCGGCCTGGCATTCAGCTTCTCTCATGTGAGCAGAAAACAAATCGACCAGGCTCTGCAGATGGAATGGTCCGGAAAACATTTTTCAGACCGTATCTGGCAGAACACACAGCAGCTTGCAGATTCCTTGAAGGATGAATTGCTGATCAGTCTCCTTACCGGCCGGACAGACCGGGAAACAGCGGAATCCATCCAGGCCCAGTGCGGAGGGGGAGCAAAGCAGGCCAGGCGATTGGTAAGAACAGAATCCTGTTACATGGCAGGAGAATTGACTGCACAGAGTTATATTGACTGCGGGATCAAGAATTATCGCTATGTGGCAGTGCTGGATCTTCGTACCAGTGAGATCTGTCGGGAACTGGATGGAAAGGTTTTTCCGGTGAAAGACCGGAAAGCCGGAGTGAACTATCCGCCCATGCATCCATATTGCCGCTCCACAACGATTTCTGTCATAGATGATAAAATCCTCAGAAACATGAAAAGAAGCGCCTACAACCCGGAAACAGGGCGTACAGAGATGGTTCCTGCGGATATGACCTATAAACAGTGGTATGAGAAATACGTCAAAGGAAATCCAAAAGCAGAAGCCCAGGAAAAGGCAGTCAAGAACGTTGCATCAGACAGGAAACAGTATGATCAGTACCGGGAACTCCTTGGAAAAGACATGCCGAAACATTTTGCAGACTTCCAGGAAATGAAGTATAATGAACCTGAGAAGTGGGAATTGCTCAGGACTTATGCTCGTTCAGTGAAGAATGGAATGATATCTCCACTATCTGGTTTTAAGAATTATCAGAAGATCTATGATGAAATCAATGAAAAAGTTGTTGGAGCCAAAACTTCTGAGGGAACGGCAGTAACCAGACAGAGTAAACATTTCATGGAGAGAGTGATCGGAACCATGAAAGATCCTAAAACTGGACGACCACGATCGGGAGTATCGGTGGAAGGAATAAAGGATGCGCTGGAGAAACCGGCGAAGGTATTTCCTGTGAGAACGGATCCTGGTGGAGAAAAAAGTCAGAAATATATGGGCAGAAACGGAACAGTTTCAGTAGATCCAGATACGGGAGTTCTGATTCAATGTAATCCAACAGATTCAGATTATGTGAGGAGAATAAGAAATGGAAATGCGAAGATTTGAACTGACGAATGAACAAATTGAATTTCTTAAAGAAATGTATCCTGACAATGAACTTGTTCAGAGAGTACTGAGTCATGAAAACAATGGAGTATTTGAAGTAGATGTGGATACCAAAATTGATTTTATGGAGTACATGGAAGATGAGTCGGTATATTGGATGAATCCACATCATGAGCCATCAGCAAAAACATATATGCTTGAATCAATAAGGGATGATATTTATTATCAGACCAACTGATACCACCAGTCAGAAATGGCAGGTGGTCTTTTTATACCCATTTTTAAGAAAGAGAGGGCGAAGAACATGAAGAAATTATTTATCAGTCAGCCAATGAATGGCAAAGCAGACGAGGAGATTCTTGCAGAGCGAAAGGTGGCAATCAAAGCAGCAGAAGAGTTGTTGAGAGAACCTGTAGAGGTTATTGATTCTTTCTTCCAGTCAGCACCGGTAGGAGCAAAACCTCTGTGGTTCCTTGGAAAATCGTTGGAGCTTTTGTCTGGTGCTGATATTGCCTATTTTGCAAAAGACTGGCAGAAAGCAAGAGGATGTAAGATCGAACATGAGTGTGCGGTTGAGTATGGAATTTCGAGAATTGAACATGCGTAGGAGGTAAGGGATGGAAAACGAAGAATTTTTAAGGCTTTGTAAGGCAAAAGTAGCTGAATATACAAATTCACACATGGATAAGACCGATGGAAAACAGATTACAGTACAGGATGTGTACGTGGTATGGAGTTGTAAGACATTACAGAACAGTAAAGCACTTCTGAGCACGACTGTGCCGGATGGAATGTATTATGAGCTGACATATAACGGAGATAAGCACGAGTTATACCTTGATGCTTATAAGAAGTTTCAGAACATGTGCTTTAAACTGTAATTGCGCCGGCGCAACGGAGGGGAGGTGAAGAGAATGAAAGTGAAATGCATCAAAAGATACAGCGACATCTGCTTAAAAGAAGTAGTTGAGAAGGGAACTGTTCTGGAAGTAACAGAAAACAGAGGGGCACATCTGATCAGCGAGGGTGTTGCTGAGGCAGTGAGAGAAGCAAAGGCAGCAGCCAAAGGGAAGGAATAGGTGATCCAATTATCTCCCGGTGAGACGCAGGGTGAAGCGTCTTATTTTTTATGCCTTTTTCCGCCAGGCGTTAAAGAAGCGGATTCCACAAACTGAATGGCCCGGGCGTGAGAACGAATAGGCTGGGCAGAAAGGAAAAGATATGAGAAACAGAGTATTCAAAGCAATGTGTAAAGTTCCGATGAACCTGCAGTTATTCGCAGAAGGCGGAGACGGTGCTGGGGCCGGTGAGGGCAATGGCGGCGGATCTGGCGAAGGTACAGGCGGTGAGGGTGGAGATAATCCTCCATCTTTTGATGACTTCCTGAAAACAGGCGGTAATCAGGCGGAGTTTGACAGACGTGTCCAGAAGGCAGTCAATACGGCAGTGACAAACGCACAGGAGAAGTGGCAGGCACTGACGGATGATAAGCTTTCCGAGGCTGAGAAGCTGGCCAAGATGACCAAGGAAGAAAAAGCACAGTACATGCAGAAGAAAAAAGAAAAGGAACTTTCCGACAGGGAGGCAGCAGTAACCAGAAGTGAGCTCATGGCAGAAGCAAAGAACAACCTGTCAGACGAAGGACTTCCGGTGGAGCTTGCAGAAGTACTGAATTATACAGATGCAGATGCCTGCAAGAAATCCATGGAAACCGTCAAAAAAGCGTTCCAGACTGCAGTTGAGAAAGCAGTCGATGAGAAGCTGAAGGGCGGCAAGCCTCCGAAAAAAGCACCAGGAACAAACACACAGGAAGCCCTTGAAAAGCAGGTATACAATGCGATGATGGGTATTTTTTAAAGGAGAGTGAATAAACAATGGCAATCAATACTTTAGCAACAGCAACCTTATTTATGACACAGCTTGATAAGATTGCAATTCAGGAAGCAACCACTGGCTGGATGGATGCCAATGCCGGTCAGGTGATCTATAACGGTGGATCTGAAGTAAAGATCCCGAAAATGAACGTTCAGGGAATGGGCGACTATGACCGTGAGACTGGATACCAGCGCGGCTCCGTTACCCTGGAGTACGAGACCAGAAAAATGACACAGGACCGTGGCCGTCTCTTCCAGCTGGATCCGATGGATATCAATGAGGCAAACTTTATCCCGACTGCCGGTGCAGTTATGGGAGAGTTCCAGAGGACACAGGTAGTTCCGGAGATCGATGCGTACCGTATCAGCAAGCTGGCCACAGAAACACTTACTGCAGATAAGGCAGGAATGATCGGAGAATCTTACGTGCCAGGAGCAACAGGAACATCTGCCCTGCGTAAGCTGAAAGAAGGAATCAAGGCGGTAAGAGAAAACTATAACGGAGCTCTTATCTGCCAGGCAACACCGGACTTTATTATGGAACTGGAGCTGGAACTTGCAGGCAAGATCACTGCAGTGACTTTCTCTAAAGGCGGAATTCAGACACAGGTTCCTTCTGTAGATGGTGTACCGCTGGCTTCCACGCCTTCCAACCGTATGTACACAGCTATCAAGATCAATAACGGTAAAGATAGTGGCCAGGAAAAAGGCGGATATGAAAAAGGAACATCCGCAAAGAACCTGAACTTCTTTATCTGCCCTGTAACCACGCCGATCGCTGTCACAAAACAGGATATCATGCGTATCTTCGACCCAACAACAAACCAGAAACTGAACGCATGGCAGATGGATTACCGCCGTTTCCATGATATGTGGATCCTGGAAAATAAACTGGATTCCATCTATCTGAGCATCCAGGAGGCGAAAGCATGAGGCTGATCCGTAAAAATGTAGAAAGAGAAGCGGAAGGATCTGCAGCAGAAAAGCTGATCAGTGATGGCTTCACACCGATGAAAGAGGCCACACCAGACACAGTACCGGAAGAGAAAGCCGGCAAGAATATTGAAGATATGACAGTCGAGGAGCTGAAAGCTCTTGCAAAGGAGAAAGGCCTGACTGGTGTATCTTCCCTTGCCAAGGCAGATCTGCTTGCTATTTTGAAAGGATGATCCTGTGGCGAAAAGTAAAGACATAGAAAGAGTTCAGACCTTGACAGGAGAAAAAGATGAGGATCTCATAGAGATTCTTCTTGATGATGCAGAAGCTTTCGTACTGTCTTACACAAACCGGACACGATTAAAAACTGGACTTGAAAAAGCAGTCAGGGATCTTGCCGTGATCGCTTTGAACCGGATGGGAACGGAGGGGGAAAAGTCCAGAAGTGAGGGCGGAGAGAGTTACACTTTTGATGATGCGCCGAAGCAGATCTATGACACACTGAACCGGTATCGCCTGGCCAGAGTGGGAGGTAAGACTTATGAGGCTGAGAAGAAACAGGCTTGAGGAATTTTTCCATAAGAAAATGACGGTAAAGAAAGACAAGGAAGGCAGTACCAGTGAAGAATATGGTGCTGCCTCTTCTGTTACCGGAGAAAGCTGGCCGGCATCCGGAAAAGTACAGGCCGAGCAGTACGGCCAGAGACTGAATTATATCCGGAATATCCGGATACAGGGAAGCTATAAGATCCAGACGGATGAAAAAGGCCGACTGCATTATATCCTGGAAGATGGAACGGATATAGAGGAACGGGACGGGATTTGTCTATATGTGGCAGCAGATCAGCTTCCAGACTATCGGATCATATCCATCAAACCATATCGTTTCCTTACCATGGAGGTGGAAAAGATATGAGTGTAAATGGATTTGATGAAGTGGAGAAAGTTTTGCAAGAGGTGTCCGAGTTGGACACCCGGCAGGCAGTTGGAGAAGCAATCCAGTTTGTACGATCAGCAGCAGTTGAGAATTGCCATGCAGATACCGGAGAACTCCGGCAGAGCATTTTTGCCGAAACCGCAGAGGAAGAAAACACTGTCACAGGGATCTGCTGGACAGACAAAGCTTATGCTCCATACATAGAGTTAGGAACAGGACCGAAAGGCCAGGAGAAACATGCCGGCATCTCTCCGGAAGTAACTCCGGTCTATACTCAACAGCCATGGTGGATCCATGAAAGCCAGATAGACAGAAGAGTGGCTGAAAAGTACCGTTGGCCATATATAGACACGCCGGATGGAAGATTCTATAGATGCAGCGGAAATCCGGCCTATCCGTTCCTGTATCCGGCTATGAAGGATAACGAAGAACAGATCTTAAAGATGCTGGGCGGAAGCCTTGCGTCAGATTTGGAGGATATATGAAGAATGTAAAAGATCAGGTGTACGCGGCACTGTGCACGGTGTTCGAAAATGTTTCAGATGCCTATCCTCGTTCCTGGGCGGAGGGGTCAACGATCCAGTATACCGAAGAGCAGAACGATGTATACGAAGCCAGCTCCGAGGCTGAAGGAATGAGAGAGGATAAAGCCCTTGTAAGATACCGGATCGATATCTGGAACAATCACAGCACTTCAGAAGCAGCTCTGCAGGTAGATGAAGCGATGAAAGTGACAGGCCTGAAACGGATCGCATGTGCAGATGTGCCGGATCCGTCAGGGATGAAACATAAACAGATGCGCTACGAAGGGATCATTGATATGGATTCTGACAGCGTGTACTGGAGATAAGGAGGAATAGAGATGTTAGCAAATGGAGCAACATTAGGTTACAGAAAACACACAGCTGGAGAAAACTCTGCAGCTTACACAGATCTTCCAGGACTGAAAGAGATCCCGGAAGTCGGAGTGGAACTGGATAAGGAGGAAAATACCTGCCTTACAGATCCGCACAAGATGTACGAGGAAGGTATTGGAGACCTTCCGGATATGAAGTACAAATGGAGGTACGACAACAGCAAAGCCGGAAGCCCATACAGGCTTATGAGAGATGCAGCAGATAAAAAAGAAATCTGGGATTTCCAGGAAAAAACAAAAGATGGAACAGTTACCGAGTTTACTGCACAGTTTTCCGTAAAACGTACAGGCGGTGGAGTAAATGGTGTGATCGAGTTTGAGGTGACCATGGCCGTACAGTCTGAGATCAAACAGACAGATCCGGCGTAAGGAGGAATAAAAGATGATGAATTTTGAAGGCATTCAGGATCTGGGCGGAGCTTCTGCCCAGAATGAGACACAGGCTCCGGAGGAAAAAGTAGTCAATCTGGAGGAACAGAAGAAAAAGAGACAGCCCTTTGCTTATTGGAATGTAGGCGGTAGGAGCTTCAAGATGAAACTGAAAGCTTCCGGAATCGGACGCCTAGAAAATAAGTACAGACAGAATCTCATGAATATGATCGATGATATTCCGCCGCTTTCCGTGATGCTGACGATCATCCAGGAAGCAATGTCACCGTGGGAGCATGGGATTGATTATCAGGATGTGCAGAAGCTGTATGACGCATGGATTGATGAAGGGAACAGTCAGCTGGAACTCTATCAGAAGATTTTGATCCCGCTTATGGTGGTATCGGGTTTTTTACCGGAGAAAACAGCGGCATCCCTTCTGGAGGAAATCGAGAACGCCTGATGTCAGAACAGCTCTCAGAGCTGTATCCGGTAGCTCTTGAGATGGGGATCCTGGCGGAAATATTCTGGAACCTTTCTGTAAATGAGATATTTGATACTTTGGCAAATATAAGAAAGCGGCTGCTAAGAGAAGAAAAGCAGCGGATCATGGATAATTTTATCCAGGCCCAGGCCATAGCAGTAGATATCTCAGCGTTATTTGTCAAAGATGGCAAGATAGCCCATCCCTGGGATTATTATCCGGAACTGTTTGAAAAAGAACAGAAGGCATACGAAGAAGCAGAGGAAGCCCGCCAGTGGGAAGAGTACATGGAAAAAAGAAGGGCGTACAACGCCGAATGGAACTATAGACATAATCATTAATTGGTTGAGAAAAAGAGAGGAGGTGAGACCATGGGAGACACACTTCATAAGATGCAGGTGATAATTGAAGCTACAACAGAACCTTTGAAAAAAGGGATGGAAAACAGCCGGCGGGAAGTAAAGAAAAGCGTTGAAGAAATCCAGAAGGAAACTGAGAAAGTAAAGAATCCGTTCAAGGGGATGGAAAGCAAGGCGCTGCAGCCGGTAAGGAATACTCTGAATAAGATCAGGGAAATGCTCAGCAGGAATCCTGTGAAAAATTTCCAGATCAAGGCAGGCATCAAAGTTCCAACGGAAGAGTATCAGCAACTGAACTCCACAATTCAAAAAACACAGACTCAGCTCAACAAATACTATGAACGCCGGGATAAGATGAGTGATCTTGGCGTAGATCAGGAAAGCATGAGCTGGAGAAGCCTGGCATATGACATTGAGGGCGCTGAACGTAAATTGAGAATGTATGAAACTGACAAAAAACATATGGAATCCTCAAATACAGACGTAAAGCGGCCGGTATCTCTTCCGAAACAGGCATTGAACTTTGGAACAGGAATTTTCAAAGGAATAGGAGCAACTGTTTCGAAGGGGTGGGGAGGCTTTACAAAGCTTCTGGGAGGTGTTGGAAACGTTGCATCTTCCTTCAGCGGTGTGATCCGGAAATGCTCCGGTGCTTATGCTGCACTGATCCAGAAGTTCACATCCGGGATCCCGTTTCTTAACAGGACAAAATCTTCGTTCAATGGTCTGGGAACATCCGGACGAGGCTTGACAGGTATACTGAAGACGATCGGAATGACTGCAAAATTTATGTTTGCAAGTTTTGTGATCCGTGGAGCTGTAGATGGCGCAAAGCAGGGATTTCAGAACCTTGCACAGTACAGTGGAGAAACAAACAGAAGTCTTTCTCTGCTGATGTCTTCTCTGACACAGCTCAAAAATTCATTGGCCACAGCCTTTGCACCAATCCTGAATGTTGTAGCACCAATTCTGAATAGTTTCATTCAGACGGTTATCAACGTGGTAAATTCCATAGGCCAGCTGATGGGAGCCCTCACAGGCAAAACCACCATGGTCACGGCCAAGAAAGTCAATCAGGATTATGCTGCAAGTCTTAACAGTACCTCAACGGGTCTGAAGAATAATGCAAAGAACGCGGATACGGCATCAAAAGCGGCAAAACAATATCAGCGCACTCTTCTGGGATTCGACCAGATCAACAAGCTGAACGATGATTCAGACAGCTCCGGATCAGGAGGAACAGGAAGTGGAACGGATACATCACCGCTTGGTGGCGTTAATGATATGTTCCAGACAACGGCCATCAAGAGCCGTTTCAAAGATCTCGCAAAACTGATCAAAGATTCCTGGAAGTCCGGCGATTTTACAGAACTTGGCGCCATGGTCGGCAATAAGCTCAACGAAGCACTGGAACGTATTCCGTGGGGTAAAATCCAGAATACCTGTAACAAGATTGCAAAAAGCATTGCCACTTTTCTGAATGGCTTTATTGAAGCTACGGATTGGAAATTAGTTGGTAATACATTCTCTAAGGGACTGAACACAGCCTTTGGATTTGCAGATACCTTTGCAAAGAATTTCCACTGGAACAGTCTTGGGAAAGCTATCGGAGACGGGATCAATGGTGCTCTTGAAGGCCTTGACTGGAATCTGATCAAAGGAACCGTACATGATACCGTCTTTGGTCTGGTAAGCACACTGAATACAGCGATTGCGACAACCAATTGGAGTGTAGTTGGAAAAACAGTTGGAGAGTGCTTTAACACACGACTGGAAGCACTTTATACCACAGTTCATAACTTTAACTGGAGAGGCTTGGGCGCTGCACTGGCTGATCTTGTAACCAACACGGTCAAAACCATTGATACAGGAAAAATAGGACAGACCTTATCCGATGGGATAAAAGGCTTTTTTGATTTTGCAATCTCAGCGATTGAACACATGGATTGGTGGTCCATGGGGGACACCATCTATAACAAAGCAAAAGATCTGATGGTAAACATTGACTGGAGCGGAATTGCTGACAGAGTTTTTGAAACGATTGGAGCTGCATTTGGAGGTTTTGCCGCATTTATTGGCGGCATCTTTAAAAATGCAGTTGCAGATGCAAGAAAGTATATTATAAAGCATTTCACAGAAGCTGGAAAATTCACCTGGGAAGGCTTTAAAAATGGTGTTGTGCAGTCATTTAAAGATATAGGAACCTGGATCAAGGCACACATTTTTAAACCATTCATAAACGGATTCAAAAAAGCTTTCGGAATCCATTCACCATCAACAGTCATGCGTACGCAGGGCGGATATGTTATATCTGGCCTGTTCAATGGTATGAAAGCAGGATTGCCAGCTGTACTGTCTTGGATTGCTAAACTCCCAGGGCAGACAAAAGAGAGACTTGGAAATGCCAAAACATGGCTACGTGGGAAAGGAAATGATGCGATCACCGGTCTGAAAAATGGCTGGGAAGCTGTAAGGGAATCAACATTCCTGAGCAGAGTAAAGAAAATCGGTTCTCAATCTTTCAACGCTATCGGAGATATCAAAAGCAAAGTAGCGCCGAAAGGCAGGGATATTATAAGCGGAATGAGAACCGGCCTGAATAACAACTGGAGCTCTCTGTCTGGAATATTAAGTAATATACCAGGCAAGGTGGCAAACGCAATTCCAAGCTTATACACAGTTGGCCAGAATGTTATTCAGACTTTTGCAAATGGATTTTCAAGCATCCATATCCCTATGCCACATATCGGCTGGGATTGGGAAGGTGGATCTATAAAAATCGGTAACTTCAAATTTTCATTGCCACGTTTCAATCTGAGCTGGTACGCAAATGGCGGATTCCCTGGTATGGGAGAAATGTTCGTGGCAAGAGAGTCCGGACCGGAGCTTGTCGGAAGAATGGGAAACCGTTCTGCGGTGGCAAACAATAATCAGATCATTGCCGGAATCCGGGCAGGTGTATTTGAAGCAGTTGTGAATGCTTTTGAAAGCATGCAGGGCAGAAATGATCGTGGACAGGAACTCCACATCTATCTGGAAGGCGATGCAAAGAAATTGTTTAAGGTGATCCGCCAGGAAGGAAACAACTATCAGAAACAGACCGGAAATCCGGTATTTGGATAAGGAGGCGGTAAAGTGACAGATGATATCATTATTGACGGAGTTACGATGCCGACTCCGGCCATTTCGGGTTTGACAATAAAAAAGGAAAAAATCTGGTCAAATAATACAGGGCGTGTAGCGAATGGTGATATGGTAGGCGATCTTATTGCTATTAAATATACGTTGGAAATTACATGGCCCATGTTAAGCAGAGCGGATACTGCCAAGATTGATGCAGCAATCAGCCCTGCTTTCTTTAATGTGACATTTACGGATCCTGGAAGCAATTCCCGGATAACAAAGAGATGCTACTCAAACACACCATCCTATCCGGTATACAGTTATGTGGACGGTGTGAAAACATACAAAGGAGTAGGGGCGACACTGATCGGAAAATAAGGAGAACAGAACAATGAAAATGCAAAACAAAGAAATTGTAGACTTTTTAAATACTTGCGTATCTATGAAAAAAAAGAGCTTGCCAGTCCGTTTGGCGTATGCGATCAAGAAGAACGTGGCAGCAGTCCAGGAGGCTGCGTCAGCTTACACTGCGGAACGGGAAGAATTGATCCGCAGATACGCCAAGAAAGATGAAAATGGTGAGATCATGACGGAAGACGACTGCTATATCATGGAAGACAAAGAAAGATTTGGGAAGGATATGAGTGAACTTCTGAATATTGAGACCGAGGTGGAGATTCATACTGTTTCCATCTCAGTAGTCGAGAAATGTGACGAAGATCCGAAATATGATTCACTGACCATGGCTGAACTGGATGTCATTGATTTCATGCTGACAGAGTAAGGAGGCGGTCCTGTGTATCAGTCAACAACTGCATTTGGAACCTTGGTACAGCAGGATTCCAGAACATTTAAGTGTTTACTCACTTATGGAGAAACATCCATCACAACCGTACGAAGTATCAAATTCACCGGAGGTTCTGAAGGAGAAGACGATTTTTCTCTGGGTTCTACCATGTCACAGTACATAGAAGTGACAATTCCTGGCAAAGGACTGGTAGTTGAAGGAACAGAAATGCTTCTTCAGATTGGTATGGACGTGAACGGAAAAACAGAATATATCCCCATGGGATATTTTACAGCAGGAAAGCCCAAAAAAGCGGATGATCAGATCACGTTCACGGCTTACGACCGTATGATGAACACAGAGCGGACGTTTTCCATGAATGGCACAACTACAAATACGGTGGCAGTACTGAAGAAGATTGCAGAAATCACAGGTGTGCCAATAGTGACAACCGGATTAACTGCGATATCTATGGAAGTGCCGAAAGGATATAGTTGCAGGGAAGTGCTTTCCTACGCGGCCCAGCTTTATGGGGCGTTTGCGGTTTGTAACCGTATAGGTCAGATCGAGTTACACACCTATGTGGATTCAGCATATAAAATAGGAGCAGGACGGTACTGGGGAAACTTTGAACATAACGATTATGCTTTCAATGTGACTAGAATGGTGTGTGCCACCGGAGAGAATAAGAACGGAACAAGTATTTCGATAACTGCAGGTTCTGGAACAAGAAGCATATCACTGTCAAATCCGTTTATGACACAGGCAGTACTCAACAAGATCCTGGCATCTTTCAAAAATTTCTCCTATATGCCAGGTACATTGAAAATGCTGGGAGATCCCCGACTGGATCCTTGGGATATCCTGACCGTAGCAGATCTGTCCGGAAACACATATAAGGTTCCTATCATGAAACTGGATTGGGAATACGATGGCGGTCTTACATATTCAGTTGAAGCTGTCGGCCTGTCAGAAGAAGAAACCAATGCAGATTATAAAGGCCCGCAGACAAAAGAAATGGAACGGTATTACGCACAGTTGGTAATGATTGACAGAGCGATGATCAACAAACTGGATGTGGAGACTGCAAAAATCACGTATGCCTCTATTAAGGAACTGGATGTAGTTGAAGAGAATGTTGAGGAAATTAATACTAAAAAAGCAAACATAGACCTTGCAAATGTAAATAATGCATGGATTGAAAAAGGTGTCCTCAAAGATGGCTCTATTGGCACTGCAGCAATCCATGAAGGAGCTGTAACGAACGCTAAGATTGCTGATGCGACGATCGAAGCAGCGAAGATCAAGTCTATCAATGCAGATTCTATTGTAGCCGGTACGATTAAGACAGAGCGCCTTATCATCGCCGGTCCGGATGGTCAGGACTCTATTGTCAAAGCAATCAACATCGCAAATGGCGTATCTGAGGCAGAAGTGAACGGACAGAAGGTTCAGGCTGCCTCTATAGATGTCGTTGATCTGTCTGCATTCCAGGCTAAGATTGCCCAGTTTGATATGAGTCAAAATGCCATCTATAGTGGCAAGCTGGCTATTAATGATCCAACAAGCGGTGTTTATATTTCCACCACCGGTCTTGGGCTTGGTGACGGGGCTCTTACAAGTAAGAAAGAATCTCCAATTCAGATGTATGCCGATGGCGTATTCAAACTTAAAGGTAAAAATTCATCGTTGGAATTTAATCCAGTGACGGATATGTTAGATATTAATGTCAGCAATTTCCGGATTGGTTCAAAAGAAGCAGCCACAGTAGATAACACAATCAAATCAACACTCGAACAGTTTTATTTATCCACATCTCCAACATCATTAGTTGGTGGTTCATGGAGTAATAATCAGCCCGCATGGACAGAGGGTAAGTATATTTGGAGACGAAATTTCGTAACCTATGGAGATGATCGTACCGAATTCACGCCTTCTGAAAACGGAGTATGTATAACAGGAAATACCGGGGCTCAGGGTGCTCAGGGTGCTCGTGGTCCACAAGGTGCCGCCGGACCTCAAGGACCAACTGGACCTCAGGGGCCACAGGGCATCCAGGGGGTGAAAGGCGCTGATGGTAAAACATATTATACATGGGTCAAATATGCTGATTCACCTACTTCTGGTATGTCCGATAATCCAAGCGGCAAAAAGTATATTGGTTTTGCGTATAATAAAACAACCGGAACTGAAAGCACATCTTACTCAGACTATTCCTGGTCGCTGATCAAGGGCGACAAAGGGGAAACCGGAAATACCGGAGCTCAGGGTGCTGCCGGTAACGGTATCAAGTCGATAACTTATTATTATGCCAGGACAACATCTCAGACAGCGCCTAGCGCAGGAAACATCACATCGACTACGATGCCCTCCATTGACGCTACGAATAAGTATTTATGGCAGAAAGAAGTAATCAACTATACGAATAACACGAATCAGACGACAGTGTTATTACTGGCTGTATATGGAAACACGGGCGCTCAGGGACCCAAGGGAGATAAAGGAGCTACTGGACCTCAGGGACCAACTGGACCTAAAGGAGAGACAGGTGCTCAAGGACCACAGGGAAACCCTGGATCTACTGGTCCTCAGGGTGTAAGCGTTACCACCATCAAAGATCAGTGGTATAAATCAACATCAAATACTGCTCAGGCCGGTGGTTCATGGTCTGATACTCAGCCCAACTGGGAGTCCGGAAAATATATCTGGACAAGATCACACATCACATTTAGCAATGGAAATACAACCACAACAAATCCTGTCTTGGCAAACGCAATCAATAACGCCAATGCCAACGCAAGTAATGCCGTATCTACAGCCAACACTGCAAATAGTACAGCAAACACAGCAAAATCAACCGCGTCCAATGCAGCGTCCACGGCAAATGCTGCCAAAAGTACTGCTGATAGTGCGAATAATAAAATTGACAATCTGAAAGTTGGTGGAAGAAACTTAATTCCCGTAGGGATGATCAAAAATAATGGATTATCAACATTTTCTTACGATAAAGCATCAAACACCTGGACTTGCGTAGCCCAGATTGGTTCCAATTCATGGGGTCGAGGAATTTATTTCGACACTGGCGTGAAGAAAATCTACATCCCTCGAGGATACACATATATAATCAGTCTGGAAGTAAATCCTGAAGTTGCCTGCATTTGGAATAATGATGTAAATAACGGTTTCGACGGAATGCCGAGTGGGACCGGTAATGACAATGATAACACGTCATTGCGTAAATCTTCAGATCATTCATTGGTAGCCAATAAATGGCAAAGAGTATGGTTCTCGTACACGCCCAGAACAGATGTTTCGTATGATATATTTGACGCTTCATCGAACTGGGGTATCATTACTACAGACGCAAAATCTCCGATTAAATTCAAGATCCGACATGTGAAAGGCGAGTTCGGAACCGTTCCGACAGACTGGACGCCTGCGCCTGAAGACGTGGATAATAAAATCGACACAGCCCAAAAATCAGCAGATAATGCCAATTCTTCAGTAAATGCTTTAAACAAGATTGCGACAAAGAGCTATTCTTTTGGCGGGGCAAACAACAAAGCGCAATGGGTTCGACTTGGGACACTCACGTCCGCCGGCGATGCTTCAGTTGTCGTTATTACTCTTCAGACCGGAAACGGTTTCAACGGGACAGAAAGCCAAAATTCTCAAGCCGAGATCATCATAAAAGATGCGTGGCAGGACAAAGCAAGTACGACGGCGGCATTTGGAGCAAGCGTTACACGACAGAACACTAAAGACCTTCTGGTTAGTGTACGAGCAACTGCATCGAATGTGTGTGAAGTTTGGACATATCTTCCATGGGCATACTGGAATGGAAATTACACCATATCTGGTATTTACAACGGATGGAATCCAAATTTTACAAAACAAGACACAAAGCCAACGAATGGTGTTGAGCAGTCACTGGCATATCGAACTACGGCAGAAGATGCTTACACGTTAGCCTCTGGTCTGAAAAAAGACGTGGATATAAGTTCTGAATTTGTGAAAACATACAACGATTGGGCGTTTAAATGGAAAACAGCCACAATGGTTGACGGTGCCGAAGTTGGAACTTATCAGAAATATATCACTCTTGAAAGTGGCAATATTTTACTTGGTCATTCCAATTCCAAAAACAAATTGAAAATCACCAACGATTCCATCCAGTTTAAAGGCACCAGCGACACCGCCATAAAACCAGATTCCGACGCAACTGCCTGGATCACAGGAAAGGTATTCCATATCAATTCCGGAGAGATTGAGAGCAGCTTGAAGTTTGGAAATATTTTGATGAAACCGACTAAAAATGGAATTCAAATCGGAAATAAGGCTGAATTTGGCGAACGAGTACGAATAGGATACCCATTAAGCAGTAGCGCTCAATATACTTATACAGATTGTCCGCTTGTAGTTGGAAGTAATTCAGGTGTTATTAATGATTGGCCCTGGTTTGCAGTTGATGATGGTTATGCATTTATTAGAAACGGAATAAAAGCGCCAGGGGATTTTATTATCAAATTCGGCGAATATACACTGAGTCCTACTGGCGGCGGTAGTTACAGCGGTACGTTGAAACCATATTTCCGCGCTGGCGATGTAATAAATATGACTATTTATATAGTTGGATATGTTACATCAAATAAACAAGAAGTCATATTTTTTCTTCCAGTATCCCGACCAATTATGTCCAGTCCAGTTTCGATATCAAGTATAAATGGGCTCACGATTCGACAAAATGGAAAATATCTATATGGCTCGACTGTTTCAAAACCTGCAAAACCGCAATCGTATACAGCTACAGTTATAGGAGGGCGTAACGGATTGAATGTTAGAGCTAAAATGACAGTTGGTGGTAATGATGGTTTTACTGACGATGAAAGTTCAAAAATTGTAAATAATGATACTTGCGCTATCACAGCCAGTATAAAGATAAGTTTCGATTAAAAAAGGAGAATCAAAATGGCGTTAAAAAAGAAAGCGATCCAGGACGATGGTGTAACTACTGAATATCATCGCATCCTGTATGTATCCAATACTGTAAACAGTCATTGCTCTATTTCCGTGATTTCTCTGATTTCAGAAAAAATCAGGAAGAAACAACTTGCTGGAGAGATTCAGCAACCCTATCAGAAAATTGTCACCTATGAAACTGAGAAATTTAGCGATCTGAGTATCAAGGAAGCATATGAATATCTCAAAACCCTTCCGGAGTTCGAAGGGGCGGAAGATGTTTTCGAAGATAAGAATAACAGTGTTTGATTGAAAGGATTTATTTATGAAGATCAGAGCCGAGCCGAAAGGCTCTTTTATTTTGCAAAATTGCGCCGGCGCAACACCGGAGAAAGCGTGAAAGAATGGTAAAAAAACAGAATAAACGTATTGAAGAACTTGAGAGGAGGCTGAGTTAATGCTGATTGCAGAATTCTCACACAAGGGAGAAGAAATAGAAATAGAAAATGAACTCTGGCAGTATGATTATGGTCAGCGAATTCAAATTAAGGGCTTGGATCTTCCGGAAACTTTCGAAGTTCATTTTGCCTGGAAAGATTCTGAAAAAGCAAAAGTAGTAATTGGATCAACCGTAAATGGAATATCAACTGTAGATATACCCAATGTAGCCCTGGAGCAGAGAAGAACCATCACGGCATACATATATCTGTCAGGCATAACAGAAGGAGAAACAGTAAATACTATTATCCTGTCAGTGAACAAACGAAAGGCCCCAGAAAACTTTGGGACTCCGGAGGATGTAGATCTGTTCCATCACACTCTTGCGGCAACAGCGGAATATCAACGACAGGCAAAAGAATCAGAGAAACAGGCAGCCGCCCGATCAGCAGACGCGGAGGCCTGGGCACATGGCCGAGAGGATCATCCGGATCAGGAACAAGACAACGCGAAATATTATGCGGAACAGGCCGCTGCTTCACAACAGGCCGCAGAGTTATTACAACAGATGGTGTCTGATTCGGCCACTCAGGCACAGAACAATATCGGTGAGGCGCAACAGCAGGCGATTAAGACAATTACAGAGCAGCAGGGCATATCTATTCAAAAAATAAAGAACCAAACAGCAGAGTCAGAAGATAACCTTAAAAATACAATTAGAGCTGCAGGACAGATAAAAACAGATCTTGACACGGAAGTAGAAAATGCAACTCCGATCAAACAGGGTTTAGATGATTCTAACACGGCGGCAGGCAAAACCAAAACCGCCCTGGACACATCTAACACAACAGCAACCAAGACCAAAGCAGATCTGGACGCATCGAATACCACTGCATCAGAAACTAAAACCGGATTTAGTTAA